GATGAGGTGATGGAATACATCAGCGTCCACGACATGACGGGCGATTGGGACGTCGCATCAGGGAACAACATGTATGATGCGCTCGTACATCTTCGTGATGCACTACCGCAACGCCCCGAAACGGGCTGGATGGTGCGATCGGAGAACGGCTTCATCTTTGGCGTCTATGGTTGCCTATCCGATGCAAACAACGCGGCAGACTACTTCACGCGCACCACAGGCAAGGACGCCGACGTCCTGCCGTGCATAGACACGGGGGAGTGGGAGGAGAGGAAGCAATGAAAGTTTACTGTTTGATGCACGACGACTATGAGCATTGGGATTTGCATTGGGTCTACAAGACGTGGGCAGATGCGTATGACAAGGCTAAGAAGCTCGGCTGGGACGGGCTATGGTTCGTCCGCGTTTACGACCTTGACAGCGGCATGCCTGCGGCAAGCTACTACATCGCAGAACGCAAGCACGGGACGCGGTTCAAGTACCGCTCCGAATACTCCCGCGACGTCGATCCGAGCGATGAGGACGACAACGTAGTCTGGGGGCACGCATGATTAAAGCTATCAAACGCCACCTATTCGAGTGGGACGGTGAGGGTCCCGACTGGTCTATGTGGTTCATTGCGTCTCTGCCATACATGGCGGAGTGGATTCTGCGATTGTGTGGGGTGATGCCATGAAACGCCGCATCGCAACCCTTACCGAGGTCTTCGGTTACATCGTTATCATTGCTGTCACCTTCGCCGTCGCGGTCGCCGTCATCGAGGCCGCCGAGACGATCTATAACGTGTTCTTCATTCTGACAGGAGACTAGCACACATCATGAATATCAAACTGACAGTTTCACGGGAGGTCGTAGGCAAGGCCTCCCGCGCTGAGTTTCTAGCGCTTGCCGACAGGCTCCAGCCGGCAAACATGACCATGTACGACCTTCATGAGCACCTTGCCGTCAAGGGCCACGCCATCTGCTGCGCCGACCTGATCGTAAATGCCGACACCGGCCACGCCAAACGCACCGTGGCGGGCTTCACATCAGCGCAGCTTGTCGGCGTCGATGTCGACCACGGCAAGACGCCCTTCGAGTCGCTAGGGCAGGACCCGTTCCTCCAGGCGCACGCGGCCTTTGCGTACACAACGCCGAGCCATACGCCCGAGCATCCGCGGTATCGTATCGTGTTCATCCTTGAGTCGGCGATCAAGACCGTCGAGCACTACAAGCGCGTCGTGCGCGTGTTCTCCGAACGCTACGAGGGCGATACCAACACCCGTGATGCCGTGCGGATATGGTTCGGGTCGCCCAATGCCAATACGATCTGGTTTCGCAAGGTCATTAGCGATGACGTCGTGCGGGAGATGCTCGACGAAGACGACGCCGCCTCCGATAACGAGATCACCTACGAGGCGTTCGCCGAGCGTAAGCTCACCCTTGAAGACCTCAGGGTGATCCTGGCTCACATCCCTCCGCAGCAGGAACACCTGGATTGGAAGCGCACCGTGGCAGGGGTGTTCAACGGCGTGGGCTATTCGCAGGAGGTATGCGATATGCTCCAGACGTGGTCACCGTCGCAGATCCCGTACCAGCGTCTGTACGAGAACCGCCTCAAGAAGGTAGGCGTGGGCACGCTTATCTACATTGCTAAGAAGCACGGCTACCAGCCCCCCAAGGGCTTAGTCAAACCACCACCGTCGAACGCCATCGAGGCATACGACGCGGCCGAGTCATGGCTGCTGGCATCAGGGCAGTTCAGGTACAATACGATCACGTTAGGCGTAGAGTACCGAGATGCACGGGAAGACGAATGGGAGCCGCTGTCAGACTACTATGTCAACTCGTGCCTGCGCAAGATGCGCGCCGCAGGCATCAAGATCGCCGCAACGAAGCTGTGGGAGATCCTCATTTCGGACTTCGCCCACAAGCACAACCCCATCGCCGAATACTTCGAGAACCTGCCCGAGTGGAAGGACGGCGACACCGACTACATCAAGGCCCTAGCAGAGTGCATCCCCGTCGATCGTAAGCTCGACATCGCACCGGAGCGGCTAGCACTGTACAATGCCAAGATACTCGTCAACTGGATGGTGGGCGCCGTGGCCTGTGCCATCGATCACAAGCCGAACCACTCAATGATGATCCTGCAGGGGGCGCAGGGCGTCGGTAAGACGCGGTTCATACGGTACCTCTGTCCTGACAGCCTGCGCAAGAATCATTACTACGAAGGCTCCATCTCAGGCGAGAAGGACGACAAGCTCGTGCTAGGCCGTGCGTTCATCGCCGTGGACGACGAACTCGAGTCGATCAGCCGCAAGGAGACCGAGACCATCAAGAGCATTATCACCAAAGGGCAGGAGCTCGTCAGGCCGCCGTATGGACGGGCGCACGTCACGATAGATCGCATCGTGAGCTTCGCAGGGTCGGTGAACAAGCGCAACTTCTTGACTGATGAGACAGGCAACAGGCGCTTCCCGGTGATCGCCGTCGGTGGCCATATCGACATGACAGCCGTCGAGGCCATTGACATCGATAAGTGCTGGGCGCAAGCGAGGTATTACTACACGGCGAACTATCGGTACTGGATGCAGGAGGGCGAGATCGAGCATTTCAACGAGTACGTGAGGCCGTTCCAAACGATGACCATGACCGACGACCTGGTGACGAAGTGGGTCAAGCCAGCCGAAGCGGACGCCGTTCCGGTGAGCGCGACGGACGTTGCACATCAGATAAGTGCCATGATGACGGCAGCAGGAAAGTTTCTTTCGGTTGATGCGAGGTTAGTTCAGCAACTCGGAAAGTCACTTTCGCGGGCGGGATACGACAATATTGTCAAGCGTGTTGATGGTAAGCTCAGGCACGGGTACTTGGTAACTGTTGGGACTGTTAGGGGTAACTTTTCGCAAGCTACTCGGAGTGCGAGCGATGGTGAAGCGTTCTGATTCAGTGAAAACACTTACGTCGAAGGCCTATGATGACGTGTTTTCGGATTCGCCTGTCCGAAATGAGGTTACTTTAAGTGGCACGGCTCAAGCCGTTGACAATACTGCCACTTCCGTTGATTTGGGGTCTAAAGTGTTAGGGGCTGTTAGGGGTCAAAACACTATATTAGACTCTTTAATCAATAGAGAAAATTTCCCTTTGGAAAATAGTGTATTAGGGGTTACAGCCCCTAACAGCTGGGAAGGGTGGTTCCAGAGCGTGCACGGGTGCCAGATGGGCGACGCCTTCGAGCCGACCGGCGAAGACCTCCTCAGCCGTGCTGGGTTCGACGTGCTGCCCTGCCAGCCGATCCCCGCCGAAACCGTCCTGCAGGCCGCCGATACCATCCGGATGCATGGCGACCGCCGCTCGACGCTGGCGCTCATGTACCCATCCAACGTCAACGACTGGACGTGGTCAGTCGATCCCCTCACAAACCGCTGGACGGGCCATGCAAGATTTGAACGAACCTGAAGACCTTCACAAATTGATTGAGAGGGCCGAGAAACGCGCTTACCTAGCATGGGCACGGCAGAGGGAGGAAAAACGCAACAGCGGGGCTGGAAAGGGCCAAAAAAGGCCATTGCGTGAGCAGGACATTCAGCGGAATATCGCTGCAGCGCTCGAAAAGCTCGGTTTTCTGGTCGTGCGGATCAATTCCAGCACAATGGAAGCCGAAAGCGGCACGCGCCTGTCATCCTACCGAATCACCAATCTCAACGCCACCGCAGGACACTCCGATCTGGTCGTCTACAAGGGCGGCCGTGCCTGGTTCTTGGAGGTCAAACGCCCGGAAAGCCGCAACCGCCTATCGGAGTCGCAGGTGCGATTTCGCGACGCCTGCCAACGCTACGGCATGGAGTACCACGTCGTGACCAGTTCAGAAGAAGCCGTCAACGCATTGCAAGGAAAGGAGGTTACGCCATGACCACATCCCTTGGAACATACCACGAGGTGCTTGCCCGTGTGGCGACGCTATGCAACCTCGACATCTACACAGCCCACCACGGCAGGACGCGACAGTGCAGCCGTGCGCGTTACATAGCCTGGTACGTGCTTGCAACGCACATGGGTTGGAGCCACCGGCAAATATCGCTTCACACCAAGCAGAGCCGCCTCACGGTCCGATATGGCGTCGAACAGATCGGGTCATGCAAGTCACGGTCTGAGGAGGGGGCAATCGTGCTGGCGGTAGTCGATGCGCTCAGATGTTAATATTTTGTTTGGAATTGGTTGTATGTTTGCGTATTGACTAACGAGAGGCGATATGCCGGCAGGGAGACCATCGGAATACAACTGGGAAGAACTCGAGCCGAAGATGGACAAGGCCATTGCTGATGGTATGTACATCGAAGAGCTTGCGGCGTACCTGAAGATAGACGGCAATACACTGCGCTCGTGGGAGTCTCAGCATCCTGAATTTTTCAGGGCGGTAAAACAAGTGCGGGAGTCCTGCCAGCGCAGGATAGCCCGTTTGCTCGACGCTCACGCCCACGGAACCATCGAGAAGGGCAACGGCTCAGTCGCCATCTTCATCGCCAAAAACGTACTCGGCTGGCGGGATCGCCAAGAGGTCGAGCAGACGGTCAAGGGCGATCAATCTATCACTGTAACCATCGGCGGGGCACGTCATAACGAAGACGATGCCCCGTCGGATTAACTTACACTTCGACCTCCACCCGGCACAAGAGCGGGTGTGGCGTGGTCGGCGGCGTTTCAACGTCGTCAACTGCGGCAGGCGCTGGGGCAAGACCGTGCTGGCAGAAGCGGCCCTTGCCGACATGATAACGACGGGTAAGCCAGGGGCATACTTCGCCCCAACCTACAAGATGCTGATGGAGGTCTGGCGCACGGTGAAGCGTGACTTCCGGGACGTGATAGCCGAGACCAACGAAAGCGAGAAACGCATCACGTACATCAACGGTGGCCAGCTTGACATGTGGTCGCTGGACAACTTCGACGCGGTGCGAGGCCGCAAGTACGGACGGGTGATCGTTGACGAGGCGGCGATGGTGCAAGACCTCGAGGAGGCGTGGACGATGGCCATACGCCCGACGCTGTCAGACTACCGAGGCGACGCGTGGTTCTTCTCCACGCCTAAGGGCCGCAACTACTTCTATCACCTGGCAGAGCGTGCGAAGACTGACGAGGTATGGACGTACTGGCAGATGCCGACGGCAGCCAATCCGTTCATCAGCCCCGACGAGATCGAGGCCGCACGGCTGGAGCTACCATCGACGGTGTTTGCACAGGAATACCTTGCCGAATTCATCGACGTGCAGGGGGCTCTGATCAAACGTGAGATGCTCACGTACATGGACGCGTCGTCTGTCCCGTCGGGCCTGAAGATCGGCATGGGCGTTGACTTGGCTATCTCCAAGAGCGAGACCGCCGACTACTCAGCTATCGCCGTCATCGGCTTCGATAAGGAGTCGGGCCGTCGGTACGTGCTTGACATCTGGCGCGGCAAGGAGGGCTTCCACGACATCGTCCAAATGATAGTTTCCATAGCGGCTAAATGGAACCCACAGCGCATCAACATCGAGGCGGTGCAGTACCAAGTGGCTGTCGTGCAGGAGCTTCTACGGAAGACATCCCTGCCTGTGCGCGCTGTCAAACCTGAGCGCGATAAGGTCACACGTTTCCAAGGCCTGCACGCTCGCTACGAACAACTTCTCGTCACGCACGTCCGCGGTCTGCTGCCAGACTTCGAACGTGAACTTCTTTCATTCCCCGAGGCCGACCACGATGATATGGTCGACGCCTTGGTATACGCCGAGCTTGCGGCCGTGAAATCGGTCGGGGCTGGGGCGGTGTTACTATGACCTTCGACATCCACCACAGCGAATGCGTCGCGTTCATGAAGACGCTGCCAGACAACTCCATCGACGCGATCGTCACCGACCCGCCGTATGGCCTGTCGTTCATGGGCAAACGTTGGGACTACGACGTACCGAGCGAAGACGTCTGGAAAGAATGCCTGCGGGTGCTGAAGCCGGGCGGCCACCTGCTGGCGTTCGCCGGCACCCGCACTCAGCACCGCATGGCAGTGCGCATCGAGGATGCGGGTTTTGAGATACGCGATATGATCGCTTGGGTGTATGGCAGCGGGTTCCCGAAGTCGTTGGATGTGAGCAAGGCGATTGATAAGATAGACGCCAGCGAAGAACAGGAACGCCGCCGCCTCCGGTTTACCGCTTGGGTGCGGTCAACTGGCATCACGTCACGGCAGATTGACGAGGCGACCGGCACGAACATGGGAGGCCACTACACTACGGCAGCAAGCCAACCAGCGATTATGACGCGCGAGCATCTGGAGCAGTGCCGCCCCCTGCTGGGCAACGTGCCCGAATGGGTGGAGCGGGAAGCCGACATCCGCAGCGTGGAGAGCAAGAACTTTGCCGAGCGTGAGGTGGTGGGTAGTGTAATAAAAGGCAGTTCTCCACTACCAAATAACCACGAAGGTAGATGGAACGACGGACAAAGCGACGGCACATTTAACATCACCGCCCCCGCCACCCCCGCCGCGAAACAATGGCAAGGCTGGGGAACCGCCCTCAAACCTGCGCTGGAGCCTATCACCGTGGCCCGCAAGCCGCTGGTCGGCACCGTGGCTCAGAACGTGCTGGAGCACGGCACCGGGGCGCTGAACATTGATGGGTGCAGGGTGGAAGGCGCTGACAAGTCAAAGTTCCCTGCCGGAACCATCAGCGCAACTGAAGCAGTTTTTGGTGGCGGTGCCGGACGGTACGCAGATCGAGCCAGAACAGAAGACGCTAACCCACAAGGCCGCTTCCCCGCCAACCTGATCCACGACGGCAGCGACGAGGTGGTGGGGTTGTTTCCGGAGGCGGCACCCGCAAAAGCTGCTCACCGTGGCACGGGCAAAGGCAAATCAAATGCCTATGGCGTGTATGGGGGTGAATCAACAGTGCGAGGCCACGACGACGCCGGAGGCTCCGCCGCCCGCTTCTTCTATTGCGCCAAAGCTTCGAAGCGAGACAGGGATGAGGGGTGCGAGGGGATGGACGTACAACACGTCACTTGCCGTCCAGAATCCGACAGTACCGAAGACATGGGATTGAAAGAAAGACTCCACGGGCGCAAAGCCCGCAACCACCACCCCACCGTCAAACCCACCGACCTCATGCGTTATCTCTGCAGGCTGGTGACCCCACCGAACGGCACTGTCCTCGACCCGTTCATGGGCAGCGGCTCCACAGGCAAGGCCGCCGTGTTAGAAGGATTCTCATTCATCGGCTGCGATATGACGGCTGAGTACGTCGACATCGCACGCGCGCGCATCACGCACGCTTTCAACTCACAACCGAACAAACTCGACCTATGAACATCATTCAGCGAATCAAGGAATACATCTCCCCTGACGGCCAGCGTGCCGTCAACGACCTCGCCCCCATCCTGACGACGACGATGTGGACGCGGCACAGCTTCGTGCCTGTCAACGACTTCCCGACGGCCCTGAAGATGTGGCGTTCGAACC